CGTTCCCGACTGCGTAGGCTCAACCTCAAACGGCGCAACGGCTAACAGTATATCCGTGGCGACGATATAGCCGCCGTCGATGTAGGTCTGCTTTTCGCGGCCCTGAGGCTGTACGGCGCTAACTGGGTATGACTGGCCGGGAGTGGGTGGGTTAAACGGATCGCCGTCTGAGCCTGGGGCGTTATAGACCACCGCGCCCTGCTTGTACTTGGTCAGCAGGCGGCTGGCTGTGGACTGCATGCGGTCATAAAAGGCGCTCATTGCACACCTCGCTCTAACGCTTCGATGTCGCTATCATCATGCACAATATCATCATGCACAAATAAATAGCCTTCATGCTCCCCGCTTTTCACCTCTTCGCGGTTGCTTGCCTCTATGGTTCGCCCGCATACGGGGCAGTATTGGAATCCTTCAGTCATGCTCAAACCCCGTCATGGCTAGGTCATGCTGCAATAGCGTAACCGCTCCAATAAGCGAAAGGACTGCGCCGCCGCCTACTTCAAACGCCGTACCAAAGGTGCGGTCAGCCTCTACGGTTGCCACCGCCAAGCCCTGAATTCGGCCCTCTTTGGCCTCGGCCAGCAGCTGCTCACACATTTCGATTACGTCGGGGTCTGGCTTGGCGGTATGGATTGGCCTGATTTCAGCCACGGCGCACCTCAAACGTATTCCCACCAGCACTACCCAAATAAGGCCGCAACAGCGCCGCCAACTGCGGGTAGTAGGTTGACTGCCTCCCGGTGTCGCTGTAGCTCACAGACACGGCTCCTGCCACGCTCTCGGACAACACGCGCTGGCCCTGCGGGGCTAGCAGGTCTTCGCCTGAGTCGATCAGCAGGGCGGCAACCATTTGGGCGGTTTTGATCTGGTCAGGCACAGGGTCAGGGACAGTTAGGTTTTGCGTGTCCAGGTAGTCCATGGCTTTGATCAGCAAAACGTCAGGGTCGCCAACCAGCGTTATTCCTCGGGCGCTGGCGTAGCCTTGCAGTTCTGTAGCGGTTGCGTAGCTCATTATTGAGGCTCCGTTTAATTTTCACTCATTCTAGCACAAAAAAGCCCCGCATATAGCAGGGCTCCTTTGCAGCCTTTCGGCTTAGTCTTCGTCTTTCTTGGCAGGCCGTCCGCGCTTTGCTTGCTCGGGCTCGGCCTTTGGGTTTTTGGACAGGGACTCAATCAGGCTCTCGTCTTCCGTCTGGATAACGCCGCCCTTTGAATGAATCACCTGTCCCTTGTGAACTACGCTGTAGCCTTCAGGGACAGTGAATTTCACGCCAACCTCCTATAGGTCAGACCGTACAGGCGGCCCATGTGGGTTTTGCTCTGGCGGATCTCCATGGCAAAGTCACCGATGATGCGAGTCCGCTGGCCGTCTTGGCCGTTCTGGGTCGCGTCCACGGTGCGCCATGCGCCGCTGGCCTCGGCATTGCCGGATGCCATCGGGACCACGCTGATCATGCCAGCATCGAAGATTACCAGCTCGTCGTCTGCCAGGTTGGTATCAACCACGATGCGGTTAACGTTGCCAACCAGCGGCAGGTCGGACGGCAGCATCATCAGGCTGCCCTCGTCAGCAGCCCACTCTTGCAGCCGCTGGGAGTTGTAGTTAGCCGCTACCAGCGCGGACAGCGCGCGGGCCTGCTTGATGCCTACGGCGATGGTGTTAGCCGTACCGCCACGAGACACGATCTCGGCGTTGATGGCGTTGATCTTGTCCAGGGTCAGGGCGCCAGCGCCGTCAGTGTTAATTGCGCCGGTCTGATCCAGGTAATACCGCAGACCGCCGGTGTAGGTCACAGTTTCGCCGCCAATGATGGCGGTTGCTTTGCGGCCACGAACCAGCGCCCTGTCCATCTGGATAGTCAGTTGTCGGATACGCTCGGACACCTGGAACGCCAGGTCGTTGGTGTTGCCGAACTGGATGGTAGCCAGCGCGCGGCGGCTGAACTCAACGGCGGTGTCCATGGTCTGGAAGAAGTTCTCAACCGGATCAGGTTGGAAAATGCCGTCGTTCTGGGCCAGCGAGTTTTCCTCGCGGCCAACAGAGTCAATGGTCAGCTCGGTCCCGGACGCGATGTCGGCAGCGGTAGTGCCTCCAAAGCCACGGGTCACGGTCAGGTCGTTGCCAGACACGGCAGTGACCAACAGCACCTCATCGGAACCTTTCGGGCTGACAGTCATGCCTGCGCGGAACTTGGTGCCGTCAGCCACCGATACGGTAGTGGCGGCGGCCAGGGCCGCAGCAGTGGTCTCGGAACTGGTCGCGTCAACGCGCATATCCAGCCAGCCCATCTTGTAGCCTTCAAACGCGGCGCGCGGTGCGCCCATGCTGACGGCTTGCAGGATGCCGGTGCGGTTGGAGCGCGCAATCTCAAACGCTTCGTTAATGACCTTGTCGTTCAGCAGTGCGGACAGGTCGGGGGAGTTAATAGCCATGTGTCACCTCGTCAATTCTTGATATGGGCAGTTAGGAAACCGGTCAGGTCTCCCTTTGATTTTGCGGCATCTGCCGCTGCATTACCATCGCCTGCCCCACCGGGGCGACCTGATCCGGTGGCACCGCCACCTGTTGCGCCGCTTCCGTCAGTCAGAAACGGGTAATTCTCCTTGAGGTGTTCGACGATCTTGGCCTGATCGACCTGTACGCCGCCCATCTCGTAAACCACACCGTCTTCGGTGTATCGGGCAAACTTCTGAATCTTTTCGGCCAGCAGCTCCGCTCGCTTTGTGTCTCGCGTCAGCTCGGACGCAATCTTGCCAGCCGCACCCTCTACTGCGCGCTCAGCCTCACGGCGGTCACGCTCTTTGATCTCACGGTCAAGGCGTTCCGCCCGTTCCCGCTCAGCCTCATACAGGGACTGAAACTCGCCGTTCTCTTTCTGGCGCTTTTCTTCGGCCAGGCGCTGGGCCTCTTCCAGCTCTTGCGCCCGCTGCTTTGCGGTCTTGGTCTCGTCCAGCAATTTGCTGTGGTGAGACTTCAGCCGGTCAAGCTCGGCCAGTTTTTCCTGAATGTCTTTCGGCAGTTCCGGCGCGGCTTCAGTGGTTGCCGTTTCGGTTGTCTCTACCGCTCCAGTGGTTTCGGTTGCTTCTTCGCTCACAGAGCATTCTCCTTTCCCGCACGGCGGGCCAGTGGTTAGGTGTTTTGATTATAAGCCTTTACATCTCGCCGGGCAAACTGTCAACTAAACCGGACGCGGCATCCTCCAGAATCTCGTCATCGGTGCGCGACGGGTCAAGCTGAATTCTGCCTTGCCGGATAGCATACAGCACGTCACGGTCTCCAATGCTGCCAAGCTGGCGGGCCTGCACAACGGCCAGCAAGTCTTGTGCGGATAGTCCGGATTCCCAATAGCTATCATTCAGGCGGTACTCGATGTCGTTCGGGTTAACGCCAAGGAATCGGGCGAAGTCCTCAAGAGCGGCCTCGATGCACTCCGAAGCATTGCCAACGACCACGTCAAGGACGCTCGCTTCTGCGCTGGCATTTATGCGGGCGGCTTCTGCGGTCTCTGCCTGCCCGCCACGCTGCACCAGCTGCGCGCCGAGGGCCACCATCTCGGATTCGATGTCTTTTTTGACCTCGCGGTTATAGTCTGTCGATTGTGCCTGCACAACTTCCAGCTTTCCGCCCTTGGTCTTCAGGCCGTGGCGGTTTCCGAAACTGATAGGGCCGGGGTTGTGCTGTGCCCACTCATCCAGATCAGTTTCGCCCACGTCCACATGCAACATCGGCTGAGTGCCAACGTAGCCAGATTCCATTACGTTCGCCGTGGTCTGGTAATGGGCGATATTGGCACGGGCCACGTCATACAGCGGCGGCATGTCGACGCCTGGAAGATTGGTCTTGGCGCCTGCAATGTGGAGCGGTATATGATCAAAAGGTGCGCCGCCGGCCATGCGCGGAATGTACTCATCTTTCATCGGATTGCCGGCGTCGTCGTAAATCTGCTGAGTATAAACGCCGTCCCTAAGCCTAAGAACGCGGTACCTAGTCTCAGTTTCATGGCCAAACTCATCCTCGTCGTTCGCGTCCACATATTCTCGCAACACGGCACGGGTCAGAACCTGGCGGCCTCGGATACCCTCAAAGTGCCAGTTGATCAGGTTCTCGAAATGGTAGGCGGCGATGGTCGGGCGCAGCCCTAATCGCGCCTCGGTCTCACTGTCCGCGTTTTCCGGCGCTTCCGGGTAGTCCACCAGGAGGAAGAACTTGCCAGCCTCCAGCAGCTCGCCAACCATCTCTTTGCTGACTTGTTCGAGACTTTGGCCTGCCCCGTCAATATCCTCTCGATATTGCTCAAGCTGGCTCGGCAGATTTACGACTGGCTCCTTGCGGAACACCATGCCAATCATGCTTTCTTTGGTGCGGCCTGTGACGCCCAGAAAGTAGGCCCGATTGATGTAGCCGATGTAGTGATCAGTGTATGCGCCGGTGTCAGGGTCTTTGGCAAAATCGGCCGGTAGATACAGCTCCCGCTTCGCCTTAATGGCAGGATCTCCACCGCACGCATCCCGGACAGCCGTCACAATGGGCAGCATGTGCGAATATTCTGGGTGTAGCGTCGTATGCACCGGCATGGCTTATTCCTGTCAAGCGTTTTCGGTAGTATATCAGTTAGTTCATTTTGAAAGTAACTTGTGGCATTTGTTTGCGCGTAATCATCGGCTCAACAGCATACCTCACAGCATCCCATCCGTGGTTGTGCGCATCAACCAGCTTGGTCGTTATGTCGCCGGTCAACCTGTCCACCCTGTAGCTGTACAGCCTAGCCTCTTTGCGCATGTTGTCGCATCGCGGATGAATCACGATTCGCCGGAATGACCGCAAGAACTGGATGCCATCCTCTACGCTGCCCTGCCATTTCTTCACCGCCTGAATGCGCGGTAAGCCATGGCGCTTCAGGTGACTGATCGACTCGGGCCGAGCGCAATCCCATCGGCTAACCTCTTTATCAAAGCCGGGTATTTTGGCGCACACGTAGGCCGCCGTGTCATCCAGCTCAAGCCCTACTTTGAACGCCTCTCGGTGAATATACAGGTCGTCGCCATGAATCCACAATTCAACCGCTGCCGTGGGGTCCTGCGAAAAACCGAAGTCGCCGCCGTAGTACGGGCCTTGCCAGTCCTGCCCTGGGGTGAACTCCTGAATCTTGATCTTGCCGTGGAACACTTGCGCGTCTGAGTTCTCAAGGTACGCTCCTTCCCATACGTGCGCGTAGGTGGCTGGGTCTAGCCGCTCTTGCTCTCGCTTTCGCAAGGCTTCCAGCCCTTCTGGAAAGTAGGGATTGTCGTGCCAGTTGACCTCGGCGATCAATGCGTTTTCAGGCGGGTTTTTTCTGAACCGCTTATCGACCGGGCTGCCGTCCTCTTTCGGGTTCCAGATCGCCACAAGCTCGCTATTGGGTTGGCGAAAAACCGTGGCCTCAAGATCAAGCCAGGACTGCTCCGGGACGGTTTCCGCTTCCTCGACGATGGTTAGATCAATCTTCGCTAACGACTTGATCGCTTGGCTGTTATGCCGCAACCCGCGAAAGATGAACTCCGTCCCGTTCTTGCCCTTCAGGTAGTCCACGCCAACGTCATAATGCGCCTCTAGCCAGGGGTAGGACGCAATCGCGGCCTTCAGCTCGGCGTGGAAGGACTCTTTGATGCTCGCCTGAAACTCTCGCGTGCAGAGTATGCGCAGGGGTTGCGCGTAGCCCCATATTGCAGCCATAAGGGCCACGCTGAACGACTTGCCCGAACCCCGCCCACCGTACAGAGCGCGGTATCTTGCGCTGCCAAGCGGCGGAGAGAGGACGGGCAGGATTTTAGAGGGGAGCTTAATCGTTGCCGTTGTCATCGGATTGCGCGGACTCTATGACAATGCGGGTTGGGGTCATGCTGCCGTCAGGGCTGGAGTGCTCGATGTGCTGCTTCTCAATCATGCCCAGCTTAGCCTTGGCACAGAAGATCAGCACAGGCGCACTGCCAGACGGCAGGCCCTCGGTTACGGCAATGCGCAGACGCTCATGCCACCAAGCGTGGGACGCCTCTTTTGCCAGCTCGTATGCCGCCTTGAACTCTGGATACTTGTCTACCCATTGATAAAAGCACGACCGATGAATGCCGAGCACCTTGCAGACTTCCAGCACGTCCTGCCCTTCGCTGAACATCTCCGGCAGCCGTTCGGCGTATTCTGGCTTGTACTTTGGGCCTTTTTCTTGCTTGGCCATAACTCACCTATTTGGAAGGGTTTGCCCAAAGTGTACCACAACAGAGGCAAGTCGCCATCCTTGGCAATCCTGCCTTTTCCGAAAAAAAAAATCCCCGCAATCGCGGGGCAAGATGGAGAGAGAGAGGAAGCCCCGACTATCTGCCGCCGTCGGGAGGGCGGTGGGATGGTGGGCCAAGGCGGCTATGCTCCGCTCCTCCTGCCGATTATGAGTCGGCTGCTCTGCTGATTGAGCTATTGGCCCAGAATTAAAGTGAGGTGGCCGGTGCTGATCTCCGGCAAATATCAAAGCTCAAACCACCTAGGATTAAAGTCAGAATCGAACTGACTGCCTCTGATCTGTTCCTGAGCGCATCAGCCTGCGCATTCACCTCACTGAATTGGCCTCTGGCCGCCTCGTCAGACGGTCGTAGCATCGTCATGCAACAGAGGCCAAATCAGTGCCCGCTAGTTACCGCCTAACGGGATGCGTACAGCGTATCGCTTCACAGTGAGATTGCCTCCAGGCTTGTGGCTAGTTCGGCAAGCTCTAGCCGTGCACCGCAGATTAAGCGCTGCGGCCCGCTGACATGCAATTGTCATGGGTGACTATAGCTCAAACCTCACGGAGAACGCAAGGGCTACCTTCTTGCTGGCATTTTCCCATGATTTGCATGGTAGCCATATCTAATCTCAGCTTCCTTTCTTGCTGCAACAGCTTCTTGCATAGTCCTAAAATATCCCAAGTAGATTCTTTCCCAGTTCACGCATATTTCAGCCGTGTAATGCCCTGTTCTTTTTATCTTAAAAACGCCAGTTGTTCCGGTTTTGTTTTTCTTTGAGCGTCCAAGATTGTGCGCATTTTCTATTCTGCTTACCGGCCTTAGATTGCATATTCGATTGTCTTTCTTGTTGCCATTTATGTGATCCACTTCATCCGGTAGATAGCCATGTTCCATGAGAAAGATAACCCTGTGCGCATAATCTTTTTTACCATTAAATGACCCCATTAAATAACCGATGGTTATAGGAGTATTGAAGGCGGCTCTGCCAGCCCATTTTTTATTCCAGCCGAGATAGCCCTTTTCCGTCTTGAAGTATGATCTATCCCTCGGCCTCCAAAATATCAGACCAGAGTCAGGGCAATGAGTAAAATTCTCTAACAGCTCTTTTCTGTCAAACATAACTATCACCGTGTAGTCATCACCGATTGAAAGGAGATGCGCCAGTTGGTCGGTGTTCCAACGTTCGGGAGCTACCCTAGGCGCATCTTAATTATAACTCAATGCGGAATGAGAATGCGATGGCCTCGCCCATCAAAAGGACGGTTGGCTCAACTTTGTGCCTTGTGTAACTAAGCATCGGAACGATGATCGGTAAAATCTCTGTTTTATCTTGATAGTCACCATACCAGCCCCGATAACCTCTTACTGCGCCGACAACTACTTTTGCCTCAAGATTACCTTTAGCCCACGTCCACGTTCTTCCAAGCGCATAAGACTCCCTGCCGAAGCTATTGCGGAACCTGGCAGCGAATACCCGCTTGTGCTCAACCGCGACCAGGTCATGGCTGCTGGTGTAATCGACCTTGTTGCCTGTGACGATGTGGTAGCTCCAGCCTCCGGCGTGCAGGGCGGTTTCTGCATGCGCGGGCACGCATAGGGCCGTAGCGGCCAGAAAGGCGAAGATGGTGGTGATGCGGTAGGCTGTGTTGGTTTTCATTGGGAAATCCTTGGGAGCTGCCATTGGCGGGCGGTTGGGGAGATGATGTTAGGCCAGTTTTACGCCATGGCCCTGGGCCTGAGCCCAGGGCGGAGGCTGGTTAATCTGGCAGACGTCTACGATGAGGGCCAGGGATTATGTGCAGTATACTAAACCCGTATTCAATGCTGTTTTCCTGCTCTTCTTCTGGAATTTCGACGTATTCTTGGGCGCCAGGATGTTCGCACATGTTGCGAACTCGGACTGGAAAAGTAGGGACCTTCCCATAAGCCCTCCAAGCAGACCAGGTTTTGCGGTAACCGTTCCAACCGTAATCTCGGCAGAACCATACGCCGTCCGTGCGCTCCGCTACTTCGACTGCACGGCCATAAGAATCGTACCCGCTGTAAAGTCGCCTAGCTTTAGCCATAACATTTCTCCGCATTCCGTGTTGGTATGGTTGAACTATACCTATCGGGGCTGCCACTGTTAAATACCGATTAGCATCAACAGCCGCCCGCCTTATAACTTTTCGTTGCCTGCCTGGCGTACCGGCAACAACCGCCAGCACTCATGCGGGTATCGCGGCGCACTGTCAATGCTGACTGGCTGACTGGCGTCGGCCTCCAGGTAGTCCAGGTACCGCTTGCACCGGCTGCGCTGCGGGCAGAGCCTGGTGCGGTTTGCGCCTGTGCATAAGCGGGCGGGTGTCTGGGTCATTGGGCGTGCTGCTGTCAGTCCCATACGTCCTTACCTGTTTCTGCGTAGTACCAACTTGAGTCCATTTGAGCGGCGCGCATAAAGCTCTCAACATCACCCATGTTCAGCAGGCCGATGATGTCGTTTTCTGTTGCTGTCTGCTCAATCAGCTCAGGCTCAACGCCAGCCTCGATCGCGGCTGCGAAGCTGTGGTGGCCGTCAAGGATCACCTGATATTCCTCGCCCTCGTACTCAAACGTCGGGCTTACTTGCACTTCAAAATCCTGCGCCTCAATCTTCTTAGCTACGATTTCGTCGTCGATATAGCGCTGGCTGCTGATAAGTTTCATTTTCCTTTCCTCGTTTCCGTCTCTCTATGGTTCCCATTATCGCAACCACGGCCCCTACTTGTGAAATATCAATTGGTAGCAAAAAGCGGTTTGCTTATTCCGTTTTGTTAGTGAGCCGGCTTTGCTGCCGTTGCTGCCGCCAGTATCTCTTCCTGTATCGCGCAGTTGTACAGCTCTTCGTTGTTGTGATTGGCCTGTTCTGCGTTGAGTGTCATTGTGTTAGTCCTTTTTTGTGTCTAGTAGCTTATTCACCAATGCACTGCCCTCACTGTAAACCTCGCTGTCCTCAATGCTGAAGCTATCAATTCCGACCAGCATGCAGCCAAGAGCCTTATCCAGCAATTCCACCAAACGATAATGATAATTCGCGGCGGTTACGATGAATTGGGCGTTGGCTTCCGCTTCTGACTTATCTGGCCATTTCCTGTCGCCCTCCCAACTGTCGGTTTCGTAAGGTTTTACCCATACTCCGCTATGGCTAACTACAGCCTCACCATCTACAACGCTCCAAGGTAGCGGCGTATGCCTATCGCTCATTGTGATTCCCCTCTGGACAACTTCTCGTTTATCCGGCGCATACACTCATCCCGATTCTGATGCTGCGACCGGAAGTCTTCGCAAGTCTCCGTCAGGCCGCTTGGGATATGCGTAACCTTTATGCCCTTGGACATTCTTGGAACTTGCATGCCGTGCCCAG